AATGGGATTCGCTGTGCGATGGCTGCGGACGCTGCTGCCTGAACAAGCTGGAAGACGAGGAAACCGGCGAGATCTATTGGACCAATGTCGCCTGCAAGCTGCTCGACCAGACATCCTGCCAGTGCGGCGATTACGCCAATCGCTGGGATCATGTCCCCGATTGCGTCAAGCTTGACCCCGAAGAGGTCGTCAACCAGACCTACACCTGGTTGCCGCCGAGTTGCGCCTACAGGCTCATTGCCGAGGGACGCAAGCTCTATTGGTGGCATCCGCTCGTCTCCAGCGATCGCGACACGGTTCACGTGGCCGGCGTTTCGGTCCGAAATCGCGTGATATCGGAGGATGATATCCCCGCCGATACGCTGGAAGACCACCTTGAGGAATGGCCAGGGATTGACCCGTTTGCCAAGGGATGAAGGCGCGGATTTATTAAGTATTTGTAAGAAATAATAAAAATCAATCGATCAAACAAGTGGCCGCTGCCATAGCCCCGATTTGAAAGCCGATGCTTGACACGAAATTTGACAGCGCACCGCTCGAAAGCTATTGTTTATGCATGGTCGCAGAGTTGTTGAAATAAATAGCACAGAGGGACCGAGATACAGTGTTTATATACTGAAAACTGGCTCCCAATTATCAAAGATGATAGCACTCAACTGTCAGATGACAGAGTTTTTTGCGCAAGAACCATTAATGCGCCGCGCTCTTGCCGACTGAAACACATGAATATCGTCAAGATAGTCTCGCGCTGGACCCGATCTGTCCGGCGCTTTTGCCATTGGAACGGAGCTGACCCTTGACCGCCAAGCCGCCATCGACGACGGGCCGGGCACCGGCAACGACCAAACGCAAGACGTCCATCAAACCCGGCAAGCGATCCGCATCCAAGGCGGTGCCTATAGAGTCAGATAGTGCGGAAACGGCTTCGACCAGACGACGCGTGATTCCATGGGCCGAAATCCGCTCCACCTACGAGGAGTCGGCGCTGCCGGTGTCCGTTATCGCCAAAGCCTACGCCGTCCGGGAACGGGCTGTCTACGACCGGGCGGCGCGGGAAGCCTGGGTTGCCCGGCGAACACAGGCGGCGTTGCCACCGGGTGAGCGGTCGCTTGATCGTTCGGTGCTTGTCGCGCGTCTGTTTCATGCGGTGGAACGACAGATCGCCGAGATTGAGCGCCGCTTCACGGAACTCGCCGGGACCGGTGCCGATGAGCGCGATGCCCGTACGCTCGCCGCGCTCGCCCGCACCATCGAACTGCTGATCGGCCTGGAACGACAGGCAAAACCTGATGCGTCAGAGGCGCCGGAGGCGGATATCGATGAAATTCGTCGGGACCTTGCGCGCCGCATTACGAACATGCAGAGAGCCGGGACAGATTGAGCAACTGCTCGCCAGTCTCAGTGTCAGCGAAATCGAACTGCTCCGCGACGACTGGCCGACCTGGGGCCGTGCCGACCAGATGCCACCCGCCGGCGACTGGACGACATGGCTGCTGCTCGGTGGGCGCGGCGCCGGCAAGACGCGCGCCGGTGCCGAATGGGTGAAGGCGATGGCGCTCGGCCGTGCGCCGATGACGTCCATGCCGATCGGCCGCATCGCGCTTGTCGGCGAAACCTATGCCGACGTGCGCGATGTCATGATCGAGGGTGTCTCGGGGCTCCTCAGCGTCCATCGCCGCGCCGACCGGCCGATCTGGCGGCCAAGCCTGCGGCGGGTCGAATGGCCGAACGGTGCGATCGCGCAGGCTTTCTCGTCGGAGGATCCGGAATCCCTGCGCGGGCCGCAATTCGGCGCCGCATGGGCCGATGAAATCGCCAAATGGCGCCATGCCGAGGAGTGCTGGGACATGCTGCAATTCGGGCTTCGGCTCGGCGACACGCCGCGCCAGATGGCAACCACCACACCGCGACCGATCCCGCTGCTGCGCCGGCTGCTCAGCGAGCCCGGCACGACGGTGACGCGTGCCTCGACAAAGGCGAATGCGTTCAACCTTGCGCCGCGCTTTCTCGACGCCGTCGTCGGCCGCTACAACGGCACGCGGCTTGGCCGGCAGGAACTCGACGGCGAACTGATCGACGACCGGCAGGATGCATTGTTTCGCCGCGACGAGATCGAACGGCAACGCCTGGACAAGGCGCCCGTCCTGGCCCGGATCGTGGTGGCGATCGATCCGCCGGCATCATCGGGACGGACGGCCGATGCCTGCGGCATCGTCGCCGCCGGCCTGGGCGAGGATGGCATCGGCTATGTTCTCGCCGATGCCAGCATCAACGGCGCGCGGCCGACCGAATGGGCGGCGCGTGCCATCGGGCTCTACACCTCGCTCGATGCGGATTGTCTGATCGCCGAAGTGAACCAGGGCGGCGATATGGTCGCCACGATCATCAACGAGGTCGACCCTGGCGTGCCGGTCAAATCGGTTCGGGCGACGCGTGGCAAATATATCCGCGCCGAACCCGTCGCCGCCCTCAACAGCCAGGTTCGCGTCCGTCACATCGGGACATTTGCTAGCCTCGAAGACGAGATGTGCGACTTCGGCCCCGCAGGCCTGTCGTCCGGCCGCTCGCCCGATCGTCTCGACGCGCTCGTCTGGGCGATGACGGCGCTGATGCTGGAGGGCAGGGGAAGTCCCAAGGTGCGGCGGGTTTAGGGAGCGGTACTTTGAACGTCGCAGTTTCTTTCTTTTGTCATCCCTGGACTTGTCCCGGAGATCCATCCTTTGTCACGGCAGTCTGCCTTCGCGCTCGCTCAATCCGAAAGCACCCTCATGTCTCCATTTGATCGTTTGAAACGCTGGGTTACGCCCGGTGCGAGCCCCCGCGCGGCTGTCGCGCCGCTGGAGAGTAAATTCTCCAAGGCCGGGCCGCTGATCAGCTTGCATTTCGTCGGGCGGCCGATGTGGACGCCGCGCGATTATGCCGGGCTAGCGCGTGAAGGCTATGCGCGCAATCCGGTGGTCTATCGCTGCGTGCGGATGATCGCGGAGGCCGCCGCCTCGGTGCCGTGGCTGCTGTACGAGGGGGCGAAGGAGCTCGATCAACACCCCCTGCTCGATCTCCTGAACACGCCCAATCCCCGGCAATCGGGTCCCGAATGGCTGGAGGAGCTTTATGGCCACCTGCTCGTCTCGGGCAACGGCTATGTCGAGGCCGTCTCGGCCTACGGCCAGGTGCGAGAGCTCTACGCCTTGCGGCCCGATCGCATGAAAGTGGTGCCGGGACCAGAGGGCTGGCCAGAAGCCTGGGATTACACGGTGGCCGAGCGGTTCGTACGATTCAACGCCGACGACAAGCCGATCCGGCCGATCCTGAACCTCAATCTGTTTCACCCGCTTAATGATTATTACGGCATGGCGCCGATCGAGGCGGCGCAGGTTTCGCTCGACGTTCACAATGCCTCGTCGGCCTGGGCGAAATCGCTCATCGACAATTCCGCGCGGCCCTCGGGTGCGCTGGTATATCAGTCGAAGGATGGCTCGAACCTTTCGGACGAGCAGTATTCCAGGTTGAAAAAAGAGCTTGAGGATGGCTTTCAGGGCACGGGCAACGCTGGCAGACCGTTGCTGCTGGAAGGTGGGCTCGACTGGAAATCGATGAGCCTCAGTCCGCGCGACATGGACTTCGTCGAGGCCAAGCGCGATGCCGCGCGCGAGATTGCGCTTGCCTTCGGTGTGCCCTCGATGATGCTCGGCATTCCCGGCGATAATACACACGCCAACTATCAGGAGGCCAACAAGGCGTTCTGGCGGCTCACGGTGCTGCCGTTGATCGCGCGCACCGCCAAGGCGCTCGGCGGCTGGCTCGGGCCGGCCTTCGGCGAGGGGCTGAAGCTCTCCTATGACACCGACCAGATCGATGCGCTCTCCTCCGACCGCGATGCGCTCTGGACCCGGCTTGAGGCCGCGACGTTCCTCACTGATGACGAGAAGCGCGCCGCTGTCGGCTATGGTCCGAAGCCGGTTCAGCCGGCGACATCCGAACCGCCTGGCCCCTCGCAGGTCGATACCGTCAGCGATGGCGTTCCCTCCGGCGCCAGCAGCAATGTCGACATAGAGGACGATGATCTGCCGGACCCGGCGGGAACGGCGGGCGGCTTCAGCGACACGGGTGACGGCGGCGAGTTCGAGCCCGAGGACGATAGCGGCGATATCGATGAGGCGCTCAACGATGGCCCCTCCGGTCCGCTGACCGACGATCCGCACGGCGACCTGCAGCACACCTATGAGCTCGATGGCGACGACAGCTACTGACGAGGCCCCCCATGACCATCGCATCACACGCTTCCGTCCGCGTCCGCATGCCGGCTCTTGGACGGAGAGCGACGCTTGCCGCGCCTGAAGTCAAGCTCGCGACCGATGAGGTCACCAGGGTCAGCGCCGACGGCACCTTCTCCGGCTACGCCAGCCTCTTCGGGATCGAGGATCTCTCCCACGACATCGTCGAACGCGGCGCCTTCATCGCGTCGCTCCGGAAACGCGGGCCCGGCGGCGTCAAGATGTTGTATCAGCACGATCCGGCCGAGCCGATCGGCAAGTGGGACGAGATCCGGGAGACGCCGAAGGGCTTGTTCGTCGTGGGCAAGCTCATGACCAATCTCGCCCGTGGCCGCGAGGTGCTGGAGATGATGCGCGAAGGCATCGTCGATGGGCTCTCAATCGGGTTTCGTACGATCAAGGGCCGCACCGATACGAAATCCGGCATCCGGCGCTTAAGTGAAATCGACCTCTGGGAAATTTCGGTCGTGACCTTTCCGATGCAGCCGGACGCCCGCGTGACGGCCGTGAAATCGGTCGTGACCCGCGAGCGCCTTGCCCCGATGACGCCTGCCGAGCAGCGCCGTCTTGCGCAGACGTTACGGCGGGCGACAGCGCGGCTGCGCGCAAGCCTGGGTTCTGACCAGCGCTGATTTCATCCATTTCCCGTCAATCGGCACCGCGCCATCATTCGGCGTGATTGCCGCTTGCCGACCGCTTACCCCCTGAAACTTATGAGGAGTTGCAATGATCACTCGACCCAGCCCCGCGCCGGAGACCAAATCGGCCATCTACGACGGCGACGCCAATGCGGCATTCGGCAGCTTGATGACAACGTTCGAGACCTACAAGGAGGTCAATGATCGCCGCCTCAGCGATATCGAGCGGCGCGGCACCGCCGACCCGCTTTCGGTCGAGCGGATCGATCGCCTCGAACAGGCGATGCAGACGACCGAGCGCAAGATGAATGAGGCCGCGCTGCGATCGGCGCGGCCTCGTCTCGGCGGCGAAAGCAAGGCGTCCGGTCCTGGAGGCGGACGGGGCTCCAGTCCGGAGCACAAGGCGGCGTTCGAGACCTATATGCGCGGCGGCTCGGAGCAGTCGTTGCGCCGGCTCGAGGAAAAGGCGCTGTCGGTCGGATCTCCGGGCGATGGCGGCTATACGGTGCCGATCGAGATCGAAACCTTCATCATGAAGCGGCTGGCGCAGATTTCGCCCATCCGCCAGATCGCCGGCAATCGGCAGGTCTCGTCGCCGACCTTCACCAAGGCGTTTTCGCCCACTGGTCCGCAGGGCGGCTGGGTGGCGGAATCGACGCCGGATACGGTCACCAACAGCCCACCGTTGCAGCAGATGGTGTTTCCGACCATGGAGCTCTACGCTATGCCATCGGCGACGCAACAGCTGCTGGATGATTCCATCGTTGATATCGAGACCTGGCTGGCAGGTGAAATCGATACGCTGTTCGCGGTGCAGGAAGGCGCGGCCTTCGTCAACGGCACCGGCGTCAATATGCCGAAGGGGTTCCTGGCGTATCCGACCGTACAGGATGCCAGCTATAGCTGGGGGAACATCGGCTATCTCGCGACCGGGGTAGCCGGCGCGCTCCCGACGACCAATCCGTCCGATATACTGTTGCAACTCGCCTATGAAATCCAGGCAGGGTACCGGCAGAATGCCACCTGGGTGATGGCGCGCAAGACGCAGGCGCAGATCCGCATGCTGAAGGACAGCCTTGGCCACTATCTCTGGCAGCCGCCGGCGATGGCGGGCGGGCAGGCAACGCTGATGAACTTCCCGCTTGTCGAGGCGGAAGACATGCCGCAGATAGCGGCTGGCAGCTTCTCGATCGCCTTTGGCGACTTCCAGCGCGGCTATCTCGTCGTTGATCGCATCGGCCTCAGGCTCCTGCGCGATCCCTATAGCGCCAAGCCGTTCGTTCTCTTCTACACGACCAAGCGCGTCGGCGGCGGCGTGCAGGATTTCAATGCGATCAAACTGTTGAAGTTTGATGTGAGTTAGCCGCTTCTTCCGTCACGGGGCATTCCAACTTTGTCATCCCCGGGGCTTGTCCCGGGGATCCAGCCTCTTGGTCTGAGCACATTTCGTGGATCCTCGGGACGAGCCCGAGGATGACAAAGGAGCTACCCCGAACCTTACACGGATTCCCCGTTCGCGGCTCGATGACCCGCACCGATCTCCCCCCGCCCGGTCGCGATCGAGCCGCAACCGGCGACCCGCCGTCCTCCCCGGCGGGT